CCGACAATCAAATGTCCGTTCATCAAATCAAGCATTACGTCCTCACAATATTCACGCCTGCGCCTGTATACGTCATCGTAAGCGTAGCAACCGTATCACCTGCAAGTTTAAACACAACGCTAGTAGGTCTCGTCATGGAATCAGCTTCAATTTCGTCATATTGAGGTATTGAAAATCCTGGGTTGAACGCTCCTTGCAGGACAGGAAACGCGTGTTCACTATTTGCGTCGTTCTTAGCATAAAGAACTACTGGTGCTGCATCAGGGGCTGAAAATACTTTTTTATGCACCATATCTAGCTAGCTCCCACTCACTGTCGTTGACTTCCTGCTGAATACCTGTCTGTGAATTAGCTGCCGTAGCATTAGGCAGGGAAATCTCAAGGTACATTTTCTTAAACTTCTCACCTAAAGTTGCTGAGTTAACGATTGCGTAAGCAATATCAGAACACAACCTATCAATAAACGCGTCAATGAAGTATGCCGGATACTTGGCAGGAACATCTAAATAATAAACATACCTCAATCCTAAACCATCTGTATCAGAAATAATATAATCGCCCTCCTCACGCCATCTAGCGTTAACGTCACTAGCACCATAGATCCTAATCATATCCGTTGGCTTCTGATAAACATAAATCTCACCGGTATCATACCAGTCAAGCTCATCCGTCAACGCCGTTAAATTCGCCCGTTTCGTTGCAAAGTTCCATTTACATTCGCTTAGTATCCCGCGCAACGCCGATTCATACACCCGACTAAGCACCCGGGCATTAGTTGACGAATCGTCAATATTTATAATCGGGCTGGCTCCAACAAGAGTTAGGGCTTTATTTAAAATATCTGTCTTTGAGAGTGCCATCTTTTCCCCTTAGGAAAGGAAGGAGAAACCCGAAGGTCTCCCCTCCCATTTTCGTTTTACGTATACCGCACAATCGTAGTAATCGTTCCCGCTGTCGGGGCAGTGATCGCTTTATTGGCTAACGAAAACAGAATGTCTGTCTCAGCCGTAGTCACGAACTGGAACCCGTCAGGGTTGTTTGATTCTACCTTGTTGATTGCTACCAATGAAGTAGCCACAGGAGCAGTTTTAATAAACTTATCCGCGTCCCCTGTAATTCCCACATTGATTGTACAATCCGTAGGCGTTAACGCCGGGAAATACACCTCGACTGATGTGATCTTCTTGTTCGGCGGAATAGTCGCAATAGCTACAGTATCCGCGGTCGTTAAAACAGCAGAGAAAGTAAAAGAATCCATCCAAACCTTCTCAACTGATTTAATATAACCGTCAGGAATGTAGTTATCACCACTCCCACCAGCGTCATACTTCGTTACATTTACACCTTTAAATGCAGTCATCTTATTTCTCCTTTGCCCCTATAGGGCATTACATTAACCTTCGTTGATAACAACAACCTTGTTCTCTTCAAGCCGAACAGCGCCCATATTGACCTCATAGTAAACCTGCCAAGAATAACTTAAGTCAGGTCGTTGATCGGTCTTTACAAAAGGCTGGCTGGCCATACCCAAACAAACCCCGTATTTCTGGTAAGCAAACCCAACATTTGCCGTAGGAATACGAGTTGACATAATCCACTTAAAACCCATCCATGTATCAATTTCACCACGGATAAGGGCTTTAACTGAATTATAGTCAGCACTTGTCGCTTGAGTAAGGTTTAACAGGTTATTCAGGAAGGTTGTGTTTGCTACAAAATAACGATCTTCCATTTCAACGTCTTTATCGTCCAGCGTTTTCTTAATAGTAGCGATCCTCTCCATCGTAACAGAAGCCGCTGTGACAAGAACGATGTTTCCGTTGGTTGTAGAAGTGCTGCCAGTCTCACCATAATAAGCCGCACCAGCCATTGAAGCAAGAATGATATCGTCAATCTTGCGACCAATAGACTGGGCTGCTGCAATGGTGTATGCACTACGCGGGTCAGAGATGGTCTTTAACTCATCTCCACGGTCAAGCAGACGGTTGTCATGGTAATCAACCATGATACCCATTCTACGTGCCAATGCAGGGTCGTTGTTAGGTGTCTGAGCATTACGTCCGCCCTTAACCTCCATTGACCATTCACCAATCTGATCCTGGAAAAAAGTTTTCCCGCGAACATCCGGCCGGACATAGACAGTATTCAACAATTTAGAATACTTCTGCTGTGCCAGCTGCATGATGTTGCGGCCGTACGCTTGTGCGTATATTTCATTCTGTGTATCTGCCATTTTTACTGCTCCTTTTAATTTTAGACTATTTAACCTTGTAGCGATTGTCTTTTAAAAGGTCGCCCTACACATTTGATTCTTCGCCGGGCGATAACGCTTATCGGCAGACTACACAGAACAATCAGGGCTTACGCTTATCCTTTTGCTCTGTTAATCGAAGCATAAAGCGAATTGACGTAATCAATGGCCGCTTGATGCTCCCTTGGCGTTGCTTTGTCATTGTTATACGGGTGATTTGGGTCTCTCATAATCTTGTCAATCTCCTCCTGCGCCTGTTCCGGAGCAAGTGAAAACCGCTTCATTTGAAATTCCCCAATCTTATTCTCAGCAAACTGCTCTCCCAATTTAGCTAAGAACTTTACTCCACGCGCATCACCAGACAACGCCGCGGTAATAAAATCATTCATATCCTGGTCATCGCTGAACTTATTAATGACCATCTGCCCCAACTCGACATTTGTGTCATAGGCGTCGCCCCACTGTCCTCTTAGCTGAGCGATCATATCATTGACCTGCCGCTGATGACTCTCTACCGCTTGGGTATATGAATTGATGTTTATTTCGTTATACATTTTCCACAACCCCTCAGCCTGCGAAGGCGTGAGCTTATAGGCATGGACAACTTCAGCAAACTTGTTCTTGTCAATCGTAATGCCTTTCATACTCTCTGGCAACTGCGGGTCAGGCAAGGCGTACTGGTCTGCCTTCTCAGGAATACCCATAGCTTTCTTAAACCTGTTCCACCCTTCCACGTCATCATCGCCTTTTGGAACTGGCACTTTCTCATGCCCTAACAGTTTCTCAAGGTTACCGTAACTCTCTGCGAACTTATTAAAACCATCTACATCGTCCCCGAACTTCTTAACTAACGGACTGTCTCTAAGGTCAGAGCGTAACCCGTCTTTCCAGTTATGCTGCGGTGCTGCTGGTGTACCTGTCGGTTCAGGACTAGGCGTCCCTACCGGTTCTACCGGGTCTTGAATTGTCCCTGTGGGTTCAAGATTATCCATTACTTTTTCTCCTTTTTCTTTGGCAGTTTACTTATATCCTGTTTTGGGTGTTCTGCCCGCCACCGCTTTGCTATCTCAGGATAATTCGCATATAAAAAAGCCATCTGCGCTTTAGACTTAAACGGCATCTGCCCCCCCGGCTAACTCCACTATCTGCTCAGGACTTAACATTAAAATTGTCTTTAATGTACCAATCAATTTCCTGTTAGCGTCCCGGGCAACAATATCGTTAGTTTCATTTGTATCTAAAACATTAGGATACCAACTTCCTATCTGTTCAATAAACGCCATCACTTCCTTCCCGTGAGGACTATCGAAACACGCGTGCATATTCTGCTTTAGCGCTCTAACCTCGTCTAAATCTGTTAGGGTCATTCTCAGCATCCGCCTTTGCTAGGTTAACATCAACTTCACTGCCTGCCTTTACTACATCGGCGCCAGCCTGCGCCATCTGCATCTGCGCTTGCTGTTCGGCTATCTGAGCCTTAACTTCACGCAGTTTCTGTAACTGCTGTTCGTCTCTTAACACCCTAGCCGGAGCGCCAATAATACCCCACGCTTCGTCTACAGCCGCGTCAGAATCAATCTTATCCAACGCGTCAGGGACAAACTGAGCAATCTGGCCAACAATTGACAGGCCTGAAACAAGTGAGTTAAGCTCACTCCTGCGCTGTGCCTGAGCCAACTGACTGATACAGTCAATCTCATACGACGGGTTCGCCATGAACTCCTCTGGCGGTTGTGGGAGCTTGCCTTTACGCCACAGGATACCGATCGTACGGATAATAACCGGATTGAGCATCTCTGAAATGTACCGCCCAACTGCCGGACCTAACATGCTCATCTTCTCGTTGATACGTTCCATTACCTCAGGGTTGTTCATTTGCTTGGTAATGCTGTCAAATGCAAGGAATGCGTCATTAAACATCAATGCCTTGACCCGCATGGTGTAGTACTCAAGAGCGTTCATACCAATATCAGGATTCCCGTTGTTAGCGAACGAGAAAATGTCCTTAGAGTCCATCGCTTTTTTATTGTAATAATTCACCGCCCTGGGGTTACTATTGAACGGCATAATGAATGCATTATGCGGCATTGCTAATGGCGGGTCAGTGTGCTTCATCATTGACCGAAGGTTGGTTTTAGCAATGGCGTTTAATATGCGCGCGAACGGTAAGGATTTCATTGCCGGACTAAATCCCCATGGTATGAACGGCCTCTTGTCAAACCTGTGACACATCACCGGGAACTCATGGTATCCGCTTTCATTAACTACACGCTTTCCTTCAACATCTATCCAGCTGGCTTCAATCGGCAGGTTCTTACTGTCTTGCCTTGAAATGTCACGAACATGCCGCTTGCCGATATAAAGCAAGAACAAATGTTTCTTCTCAGTTCTATTCTCAGGCAATAACTCCTGTTGCATTTCCTTTGACAAGTTCACTGCCCCAAACTTATCCGCAGCCTGATACGCTGTATACTCAAACTCAATATAATACTCACCAACCCGACCAGCCCCGTCATCGGCTATACACACATTCTTAATAGGTATTGAGTAAAACCTTGCATCGTCCTGCACGTCTTCCTCAGCTAGTAGCACGCTTGTTCCATACACACCGCTTGACTTGTATGACGCTATAATTTGGTTATAAAAGTTGCTTCGGTTAAGTGTGTAATTTACCTCATCAGCTATATCTTCAAGAAATTTATTCACCGGCTTGTTATCAGCAAACTGAAAGTCTTTGCTCTTAAGCGCAAACCATTTACTAGTCGGAGGTGTCAGATAATTCATAAATCCGCTCGCCAAAACATCCGCACACTCAAGTGTGGTTGAGTCATATAGCTTATCAACATTCAGCTCGCTGCCAGGAGAATACTGCGTGTTAATGTCCTGTGCTTCAATGTAAAAATAGTCGTGTAGAGTCTGCCAGTAACTCTCGAAATTGCTCCGCAG